AACGGCTCAACGGCTCTCTTCGCCCCTATCATGGGCGGCATCACGGGCAATGGCGCTGACCTAATGGTAATCGATGACCCTGTCAAAAACGAAGAGCAAGCCTTGTCGCAAACGATGCGTGACAAGCTGTGGGAGGAGTGGCTCTCCACCTTGCGCACCCGTATCGAGGGCAATGGCGCGGTCATCGTCATTATGACCCGTTGGCACGAGGATGACTTCGCAGCTAGGCTTATCAAGAGCGGTGGCTGGGAGGTAATCAACATCCCTTGCGAGGCAGAAGAGAACGACTTGCTTGGTAGACAACCGGGCGAGATGCTTTGCCCTGAACTTGGCTACGACAACGCGTGGGCGGAACAAACCAAGCGCGAGGTCGGCACAAGGGTATGGGATGCGCTCTACCAGCAGCACCCGTCACCTGCGCAAGGCGGAATATTCAAGCGTGAGTGGTTTAAGCGCTATGACACTCTACCTGAAATCGAGGAGTGGACGCAGTCTTGGGATTTGTCGTTCAAGGGCGAGAAAAACTCCGACTTCGTTGCTGGGGGCGTTTGGGGGCGCGTAGGAGCAAGACACTATCTTGTCGCAATTATACACGACCGCTTGGACTTTACTGCCACAGTAACTAAAATTCAAGCCGTGTCGGAGGCTTACCCGCAAGCCTTGCGAAAGCTGATCGAGGACAAGGCAAACGGTCCGGCGGTAATGGCTATGCTTCGCACAAAGCTCCCGGGCATTGTGCCTGTATTGCCTACGGCAAGCAAGGAAGCGCGCGCCAATGCAATAACGCCGTTCTTTGAGGCAGGCAATATTTACATACCGAACACGCCTGCCGGGGATAGGTACATAAACGAGCTTTGCTCGTTCCCCAATGCGGCGCATGACGATCAGGTCGACCAAACAAGCCAATATTTGGCAAGATACATTAGAAAACGCTCGTCAGGTGTTGGCGTGCTTTAGGAGGTAACATGGATTATATCAGAATCAAACGTGACACCGAAATCACGCCAAAGGTAGTGGCGAAAAAGGTCATGGAGTATCAAGCAGACCAAGAGAACAGGCTTTTGCGCTTACACAACCTCTACCACTACACGGGCGTGCTTGACGAGGAAATGTACAAGGACGGATTGCGCAAGATAAGCATTGAGCGCCTTTCGTTTCCTATTGCTCGTTACATCTCGACTATTCGCACAAACTACGTCCTCGGCAAGCCTATCAAGTACGAAGCCTCGCAGGACGCGGAGAGCGGTGTAGACGGTATGCTTGAAGAGGTGCGCAAGGCTTACCGTAGGCAAAGCAAGCACCGCTTGGATAAAGAACTCAAAAGGGAGTGCAGCCAAGTCGGCTTTGGTTATGAGCTGACTTACCTTGCGCCGAAGACCACCAACGACAAGACAGAGGTGGTCGTAAAGTCGTGCATGCTTCCAAGCGAAAGCACCTTTGTGGTGTTTGATGACACGGTTGAGCGTGATAGTGTGTTTGCGGTTACTTGGATCAAGCCGTCTGACGATTTGCCGTATACCGTAACGGTCTACACCGACACCACGGTAACCGAATACACCGCAGGCAATGTCACCCACGCAGACAGTTACAGCGAGGGCATTGTTACGCCGCACTATTTCGGTCGTGTGCCCGTCACAATGTGGCAAAACAATGACGAGTGCATCGGTGACTATGAGGACGTCGCGCCCCTAATTCAAGCCTTGAATGGCATTATGACCGACAGCCGTTACGACATCAAGAAGTGTGTTGACGGCTTGCTTGTGTTTGTCAATACCCGTCTCGCAGGAGCAAGCATCGAGGAAAAGGCGAAGGTCAGACAAGCAATGCGCGACCTCGGTATCCTTGAGATTAGGGATGACGAGGAAAACCCCGGGGCGAAAGCCGACGTCAAGACGTTGTCCTCGCCTATTAACTACGCAAGCGCGGACGTGTTCATTGACCGAGTGTGGAGAGCAATCTTCACTTTGACGGGTGTGCCTGACCCTTTAAGAACGGAGTACTTTACGAGCCTTTCGGGTGTCGCATTGAAGATGCAAATGTTCCTCGGGTTGCGTCCCTTTGCGCAGGACGGAGAGGCTAACATTGAGTACGCTTTGCGTAGGCGCTTGAAAATGTACCTTGCAGGCAATGCCATTACGAGCAACACGGCAAACATCGACATTGCCGACGTTGACATCGTGTTTACCTACACCGAGCCTAGCAACGACCTCGAAACGGCGCAGATTATATCCTACCTGTACGGCAAGCCGCTCGTTGGCAACGAAACCCTGTCCAAGCAGCTCTCGTTCGTAGAGGATGCAAAAGCCGAGGTGGAACAAGCAAAGGCGGACAATGCCGCGCCTAGCAACGCCGACATCCTGTCGCAGCTGTCAATGTTCGGTGGCAACGAAACGGCAACCAACCCAACCCCTAACAACGGAGATTCCTTGCAATGATTTATGACGGTGGAGTAGATCGCACTAACTTTGATAGCAGCGGTCTCTCGACCGGCTATCAGGAAAGCCTCTTGATGACTGACATCGAGGGCGAGATCCTCTCTCTTATCAAGGGACAATTCGAGGGCGTAAAGGATCGTGACGTAAGCGAGCTTGGCAGTGATTGGCAAGCGGAGCAATTGCGTCAAGCCGAGAGCCTCAAAAAACGCTTTGTGGCGGCTTTTGCGAATAGGCAAGCCGAGATTATGAAAGGCATCCAAACCTCGATTACAAACGGGTTTTCCGTGGGTGTACAGACCTCCAAGCACGAGCTTTCCGTGGTTGGCTTTGACTATCCCGATCGTGAGTACAATCTAGCCGAAGCGAAGCAGGGTGAAAACACGATCCTCAACTCGTTTAACTCGGTGCTCCAAGCCGAGGCACAGGCGGTGTCGTTCGCGCTTGGTGCTTTCGTCACAGGCGTTGGCATGATCGCAGCTGCTACAAGCGGAAAAGTATCGCAAGTTTACGACAACACGGTCGTGCCTGAATTAGAGCGCGGTCTTGTAGGCAAGGTCACAGCTAATGGCGCGCATTTGGAGCTGTCTTCTTATGTAGAGGGAGTAACCCGGGAAACCTCACAGCAAGCATTGCTTATGGGCGAGAGCGTTGTGGCGAATGCCGCAGGGCAACACCTTGTACGCATCTCCTCGCATCAATCGTGTTGCCCCAAGTGTCAGCCTTATCAAGGGCAGATCCTGATCGATGACGTCTTTGCGGACGGTAAGCCTGACGGAGTACACGAGCTTTTGAGCACGGCTATCGCAAACGGTCTTTTTCATTGGAATTGCCGACATAAAAAGACGATATGGATACCCGGGAAAACGACAGAGCAAGCACAGCACAAGCAGTACGATGAAAAGAAGGTCGCAAAGAACTATGAGCTAGAGCAAGCACAACGGGCGCTAGAGCGCGAAATCCGCAAGCAGAAGAACATTGCAAGCACAAGCCTAGACCCAAACACGGCAAGTAGGGCACAGGCTAGACAAGCCGAATTGCAGGCTCGATTAAACGCCCTTATCAAAGAGGGCAGAGCCAAAGGCTATGCGGTATACCGTCAACCCCACAAAGAAGCGGCAGGTTTTGAGTTTGATAATAAATTGCCGTATGGAATTGCCAACAATTCGCTTGACAACGGTAGTGATGCGCAGTATAATCAAAGCATAATCGATAAGCCAATATTGTCCTTGCGTACGCTCTCATCCGACATGCAAAATCGGTGGGGAGCTATGAACGAAGATCAGCGCAAGGAGTATATCGATAATGTTGGTTGGTATATCATAAAAGATTTGCGATTAAAAGACCCAAAGCAATATTCGTTCAGTGATAAACTTGGGGATATAACGGCAGGACGATACAACAGGGAAAACAGGTCGGTGGAAATAAATCCAATTCTCATGAATGATTATGCTCGCTTGATACGCACGATTGCACACGAGTATCGTCACGATTGGCAGATGACAATTGTTCCGACAAATGATTACGAGAAACTCGTCCAAGATAGTGCGTTGCATCCGATAGAGTTTAATGGTCATAACTTTTTAGAATATAAAAACCAATTGTGCGAACTAGATGCTGACAACTATGCAAAAAAGTTTATCGAGCGTTTTTTAGAGTATCAAAAAGGAGGTGTATAATATGGAGATGTTGGTGTATAATTACTTGACACAAATAAAGCAACTGAAGGAATCGGAGGCAAACTATTATCTTCGCAAGCTTTCATCACAACCTGATATACTAGACGAGTTTGCATATTGGATAAAAAATAAAAGATTCAAGAATGAAAATGCTATCTCCATAAGGGGATATTCCGCAAAGTCTATTTTTGGGATATGCCCGGTGTCTGAACTTGGAGCATACACAACATTGCTTTGGTTGAGAGATGACCCTCAAGGAGCGTTGGATTTTATAACAGACAAAATGCCAATTTTATGAGTAGATTTGAATAATTAAAGGCGTTCGTAAGAGCGCCTTTTCTATACCCCTTTTATACCGTATCAAAAACAATTTATAACCCTAATGACACAAGCACGGACACCCGTGCTTTTTTCATACCTCGACGGAGGCTAAACGAAAACACTCGACGGAGTATAAACGAATAATAGTCGACGGACTTAAAACGATATGGTCTTACTCGACCTAAAAGGAGGACACATGAAGTTTTTTAACAAGGTTTACTTTGCCGCAGACGGCGAAGCAGGTGGTGGCGAGGCTACCACGACCACGGAAACCACCGAGGAGGTAGTTTTCACCCCGGCGCAACAGGCAAAACTCGAAGAGCTGTTCAAGCAGTATTATGCGAAGGGCGCACGCGCGGCTAAAAAGGAAGCCGATGCGCAGGCGCAGGCACACGCACAGGCAAACGATGCGGAGCTGCAAGCAGCAAAGGATGCGCTTGAACAGGAAAAAGCCTCGATCGCAAAGGAGCGTTCATTGCTCGCTGCGACAAAGGCGTTGTCAAAGGTCGGCTATGTGCTGGAGGGTGACGAAAACGACGTGCTCGTTGGTATGGTGCAAGGCGAGGATTGCGAGAGCAAGGTAGCCGCACTTAAAAAGCTCATTGATGCACAGGTTGCGGCAGAGGTCAACCGCAAGCTGGGTGAAAGCGCCCGTGTTCCGGGTGCAGGAAAGACCTCAACCAACACGGATGAAGGTAAAAAAATCAACGACCTTTTCCGTCAAGCCATTAAAAAATAAATTATAAGGAGAATAAACAAACATGGCACTTGACACTTCTAAATTCGCAGGCACTCTCACGAGAGCCGACCTCGGCACTCAATTCTACGATGATCTCATTGCATCGTCCACCGTGTTCTCGCTTGGTCGCAAGCTCGGCACGATTTCGAGCGGCAAGGCAAGCATTGCTGTCCCCGAGCAGCTTATCACCGCAGGCTTCGTTGGCGTAGCTGGTGAGAAGCCTGCAAGCGGTGGTGACATCGCAGCAAAGGAACTCAACGCGGGCAAGATTGCGGCTATCGTCCTTGTTCCCGAAGAGTACGTTGCTGACGCAAACATCGACATCTTCAACGAGTACATCAAGCGTTACGCTCCCGAGGCATTCGGCGCGGCACTCGACAAGGCGGCGTTGTTCGGTACGGGCGCTCCTTCCGATTGGACGGGTATCCAGCAGGGTCTTGTCACGCAGGCAACCGCAAAGGGCAACACCGTCACGGCAACGGACGACATCTATCAGGACATCATGGGCAAGAATGGCGTTATCCACAAGGTCAACGAGGACGGCTTCCGCGTGACCGGTTGGGCAGGTGATCCCGCTATCGAGGCGGATCTCCGTGCAGCGGTAGACCAAGCAGGTAGACCTCTCTATTTGCCTTACACCGATCCCCTTACGGCAGCGCCGAAGGACACGATCTACGGCAGACCTTACCACAGCAACCTCAACGGTGCTTGGGACAGCACGAAGGCTAGTCTCATCGGTGGTGACTTCACGAAGCTCGTCTACGCAATCCGCGAGGACATTACGTATCGTGTATCGACCGACGCTATTGTTAAGCTCGGTGACGGCACGGAGGTCAACTGCTTCCAGCAGAACGTCGTTGCATTCCTCATGGAGATGAGAGTAGCAGCTGGCGTGCTCAACCCTGCTACGGCTAAAAACCCCAGTGCAGCAACCCGTTTCCCCTTCGCAATCTTGAAGCAAGCGGAAGACTAAAAACACAATCAACAGGGGTGGGAAACCACCCCTTCATGCCTGTCATGGTTTAGCCGTTCGATTCGGCAACAGGCTTTATGGAGGTATATATGATCCTTAAAATTGACAACAACTATATCATCAACGCCCTCGGCAAAGACCTTGTCCAAGACATCAGAAGCGAAACGACCGATGCCGAGCGTCAGGTGCGAATTTACCTTGATGCCCTATTCAATAGGGTGGTGGCGAAGGTAATGCAGGATGATGTCACGGTTTGCTCGCTTGCGGATATTGAAGCAAGGCTTGACACCGAGGACAAGGTAGAGCTGTTCAAGACGGCGCAGGCTTGGCAAGCGGTATATGAGATGAGCAACGGGATCAACGCGCTTGTGCTTGATGAGCACGGCTCGGTGGGGAACGATTGGAACAGGGTTACCACTCGCATCCTGCGCTATGGTCTTGGCTTTAATCGTCCGACCTTGTTTACAGCGAGGTGAGCATGATCTACGAAAAGAGAAAGACCTTTGATTGCCTTACTGCGAGGGTGGAAGGCACGACGTTGACGTTTAAGTACACCCTCGAAAATCCGCAGACCTATGAGCGGTTTAACTCGTTCATACAGGGCATGGAGTGGAAGCGGGCAACGGCAACGATTAGCACGGCAACGAACGTGGCTTTGAATATTGACGATAAGGTTACGCTTGAAAACGGGCAAACCTTAAGGATAGCGAGTATCTCCGCACCAAAGGTAGACAAGCGCAAAAGCCTTATGAGCAAGACCACCGTTAGCCGTAGATTGATCTATTTGGAGTAATTATGACGGCACTAGACATAGCATTTATTTTGCAAGTGAGCAATAAAGCGGATTCGCCTTATAGGACGGGAAACCTGCGCAATAACGGAATAGGTGCGGTGTCGGCATTAACGGAGGCACAAGCCGAGTACAGGATCAACGAGTTTGACGCAGCGCCTTACGGCATTATCCTGAACGAGGCACAAACGATCAATGGCAAAAAGCCATACACTAACCGCCACTTTATGTGGCACGACCGTTCTATTGAAAGCACGGTCGAGATTATACGACAGCAAATGGAGGCAGGCTTATGATACCCGGTGAGGTTTTGGAAACACTATTCAATAATAAGTTTGGCGAGGACTTTGAGATCTCGCTTTTTACGGCACTCCCGTCTAACACGGTGACCGAGTACCAGCGCTACCTCAATACGACAGAAGAGCTGATCGTAAGCTCGATGAACAACAACAAGGTGCGAGGACTACTCCGGACCGCGCAAAGCGAATACGTCGCGCTTGCAGGCATCAACACGATCACCACGACTTGGAGCATTGAGTTTGCGGACGATACCGACAACCCCAAAGCTCTCGCAAAGATTGCCGAGGTGATCGAGGACTTGACCGAAAAGGTCACCACGGTAGATTGTGGGGACAAGGAGTACAACGCAGGTCTTACCTTCAATGCTCCAGCTGGTTACACCGTACAGGTTATCAACGGCACGAAGTACCTCCAAATCGTGTTTAGTGGTAGGGCAACGGTCACGGACAGGTCAGCGCTCGCAAATGAGACCACGATTACCATTGATGACAACAAGGTCAATGGCTTGGTATCGTTTAGTACGGGAATGACAGCCACGGGCGAGAATTACAACGCAAGTGGAGCATTAGCGCCACTCCAAGCAACAACGGTGCAGAGCCTAAATACGGCGCTCACAATCGATATACACACGCTAAAAGACGACCCCATTGCCGAGAGCCTTACAATGGCAATGATAGCACCTGAAAGCAATATCAACGGGAACGGTGGGATCAAGACTTACAACGTGTCGTTGAACGTGGGGAGTGCGACCGCGCAATATCCAACGGCAAAATTGAGTGACGTGCAATGCGCAGGGTCGATCGGCTCTTACATCGTGTTGTCGGTGCGGTTTATGAGGAACTAGTATGGATGGACTGATTAAAGAGTACATTATCAAGGTAGTGGACGAGACCGGGGACAACGAGGCTATTGCTACCACAGCAACGCAAGCCGTAAACAGTCCCACCTCGCCCTCTAGCACGCCCAAAAAGACCAAGCCGAGCGCACCTGCGCAAACGGCTAAATCCCCCATAGGCACTATGCAAGCGATCAACATGGCAGCACAAATCGCATTGCCTGCGTTAAGTGCTGTGACAAACGGTATGGCTTCACAGGTATGGTCGCACGTGAGTAGACTTGCACAGTTTACCCAAGCCGTGGCAACAGGCTCGGCAGGTGGTGCAATCGGCGCTATTGTTAGCGGTGTTGCTTGGGGTGTCGGTCAGGTCGTAAGCCAAGTCCAGCAAGAAAGGCAACGGAACGTCACAATGGCGCAGCAGATCGATGCCACGAATAGGCTTCGTGCTTCGGTAGGCTTGTCAACCCTTTCGTATACCCAAAGCGGCTTGGCGAAAAAAATCACGATTACAGGAGACAGATAATGCGGTTTTATTTTCAAGCCGAAAACGGCTTTACCGAACTAAAATACCACGGTCAGGCGAGCCGTTTACCGTACTACAATGACGGCACGGTGTATGGCGAGTATAGCACTCCCGGGGGCGAAGCAATCACCCAAACCACGGGTGATGACTATGCCTTTGGCGAGTATGTATACACCGCCCCTGCCGACATCCTTGTGCCTTTCGACACTAACTACACCATTATGGACGAGCAGAGCAGCACGAAAATCACTTTGCTTTGCTCTGATGCCGAGGTGATTGCACCGGGAACACTTGTGCAGCTGGTGTATTTCAAGAACGATGATGACGAGTGGACACCCACGGACAAGGACGGCAAGCCGTGGAATTATAGCAATTGGGTTATATTGCAAAGCAATGCACAATACTTCGACCACCTCGACGTATACGGTAAGCGTTATAAGCACACCTACGATATGGAAGAGGCGTTGACCTGCTTTAAGGACTATCCTGTAAGATCTAGCAAGACCTTTGCAGGTGGGCGTTACACCTACCGTGAGGTGCTGGATATAACCCTTCGCTTGTTCCTGAAGCCTCGCGTACACGATAGCACCTTTGTCATCAAGGATAACCCCTTGCTTGACGAGCCGAATAGCAAGCTGTCGTACACGAACGCGACCGTGTTCGACGTCGTAAGTGATATTGGTAGAATTCTCGACGTGACCCCTAATGTAGAGGTTAAGTATGAGGACAGCAAGTATGTCTATTACCTTGAATACCTGCCGAATTACGGCACTATCGGTGAAGAGGTAGACATTTCGTACTTTAACCTCGCCAACGCCGACACCGAAACGAGCACGCGTGACACACACGCAGGTGCGGTGATTTCCAACGTTCAAAACCTTGTCACGGACGAGGGGACGAGTTACCCTGCACCGGGTATTGGCTTGTATCCGGGAGTAACGAATATAAGCAACCAAATTGAAACATATAATTTGCCTATGCCTATCAAATCTATTGAAGAGATACGTGTGTATCATAGATTTTATTTTCTTGACTATCAAGGAGATGTGTATGATAGCATTTCCTATTGGCACGGAAAAGCAAAAGAAAACATAGGCTGGGTAGATGATTTCAAAAGGGATAATAGAGGAGAGGTGTTATATGATATTAACAGCCCTTTAATTATTACCGAAAATGGGTCTTATGCCAAACCTTTTAGTCTTCCACTCCCTAATACAGCACAGATTGAAGAAACCTCATCTTATGGTGCTTATTATAAAACATTTGGAGTAGGAGGAACTGCAATAGGAACTCCAATAGATGAGAACGCAATGCAGTTGTTTGTTGCATCAAAAAATATTGAAAAGTTTTTATATGATGAACTTCCCGATAAAACAATGCAACAAAAATACAATACAATTTTTTATGACAAAGGTGGCACTACGGTCGATTTATCTGCTTTATTAAGAGCATTTTTTTTGGTTGGAAGGATAGAGGCAGGTGGTAGTAATTCAAGAAACTTGTTCGCAAAGTTTGCAGACACGACAACAGAGCTGCTTAAACGAGAAGACGCTGAATTAGACCAGACGTATGTTCATTTTAGTATTCGTCCTTTAATAGAGATAAAATACAATCCATATATCTCAAATGTAATTAAAGAAAAATCAGACATAGATAGTCCAACTACCGTGTTTTTTAATCAATATGGTCAAGTTGTGTCTGCGGAGGCGTTTGGTAATGCCATTAGTAACTATGCAGATGAAATGAGTGGCTCAAGCCGTATCGTTGGCAAGATTGCCGAGCCTGTCGGTGAGAAGAGCTTTTATGACTTGTATAGGGAATTGCCACAGGTAGGCTGCACGGTTGTAGACCACGAACGAAACAAACGCTATGTGTTGTCGCAACTGTCTGTTACTCGTCAACCGCAATCCCTTGATATTCTTGCTCAACTTAACGAGCGCAAAAAAGGACGTTCGCAGGTGGTGCAAGCGGACAATCAGCAATATCTTGCACAAATTCCGGATAGTGATGTACAAGAAAGTAAAACATTAGCACATTTTACACTAAAATTAAGCACAATGCCTATTGCGAAAAAGCACACAGAAGACATACAAGGCGAAAACATGGTCGAACTTTTGTTGAACCCTGTTTTGCAGGATAAGTTGCACAAAAAAGGCGTTGTAATGGATTTTATAAGCTCAAATTCTATTGTAGCAATACCTACAAATGCAACAACAAAAGAAAGCATTTATTTTTCGTTTAGGTTTCTTGATAATAGGTTTGTTGGGTCTGCGAATGATGAAACTGTGCTTTATACCGATAGAAATGGTGAAATAGACGAAGTTGTTTTGCTTTTGTATAATACAGCCGATATGGCTACGACTTTGTCTAATTATCCATATTTTACAACCCCAAGTGATACACAATCTCATTTTGCATTGTTTTCAATAAACCTTAAAAAAGATGCCTACGAACAAACAAACATTACAATACAAATGAGCGTCAAGCCTTGTGGGTCTTTGCTGTTGGGACGTGGATATATAGATAAAACCCCATTTGGCAAAAAAGCAAGTTTGTATGATGAAGAATTAAAGATTTTGTTTTTTAATCATCCTGTTGACGGGGTGGACTTAAGCAATCCCGTGTTGTCTACAACAGCGAGCGCCTTTTGGGAGCGAATCAACAATCGTAATGAGATATTGCTTTGGTGGGACGATCAAACGCCCACACACAAGGCGTGGGCGCTATTAAGCGGTGAAGATGTTCTTTTGTTTTGCAATGAGCCGATAAAAGAAACGGCAAACGTTCAAGAGGCTATTCTGTATTTTGATTTGAGTTTGGAAGTGCTTTAATCCTTTTATTGCAAAAAGGGCATTTATCGATGTCTTTTGCGATAGTAGCACCACAATTTATGCAAACGGTGGTGCTTTTGAGTTCCTCTTTTGTTTTGGCTGTCAAATGCACATCAATGTTAGTTTGCGCATTGTTTAATTCTTGTTCTGTAATTGTTTTTTTGTCGCATAGCAATATCGATAATGCCTCAATTCTTGTTGATGCGTTTTGCAATATTTGCATCATGAGAAAAGACGGAATAGCAAGCAAGCCAATGGCAATAGGAACAATCACATGAACTGCGCCTTTAACCGACATTACAATGGTTGTTATTATGGCAGCAAGCAAAGCTATGGTTGCTACAACTTTAATAATCTTAATCAATCCGATTTCGGTTTTCATGGTTGTTCTCCTTAAACAAACCTTATTTCATACCCCAAGACTTCCGCTACCCTGCAAAGAGCCGAGTAACTAGGGGTGCGCTTGCCGTTCATCCACATATAAATGACGGTGTCACTTATTCCTGCGAGGTAAGCCACATTGCGTACCCCATAGGCTTGGACTTCTTCAAGCAATTGATCTAGTGTCATTATATCACCTCCGTTGTCGTATGTCAATACTACACGCAAAAAAAGTTGCGGTCAAGCATTTTTTTACACACCTACTATCAATAATCGAAAAAATAATTGTATTTTCGCAATTATAACTGCCATTTTTGCAAAAAAATTGCAAAAAACGGCTTTATAATCCCCAAAATCGAAAAATAATCCTTAAAGGAGGCTCAAAGATGAGCAAATACAAAGTTTACTTGTCCCCCACCGGTACGGTGGCTCGGACAGAGCAGGAGGGGGCAATCTTCTCACGCGCAAACCTTGTGAACACTCTTGTGGTGTTCTCGCCCTTGCCGAGTGACTACCTCATACGGGCAGGCTTTACACGCGCCGACGGCGTGCAGCCTCACTCGGCGTTCCTGTACTATGTCGGACAACGGGAGGGGTATTCGTGTTATGAATACAACCTTACGGGGTATCAGCTGGGTGTTCCCGGGGCGTTGGCTATTAGCCTTGATATTTTCAAAGCTAACCAAGACGAGAAACTTACCACGGCAACCTTTACCGTACAAGTGGGTCAGAGCTTCGCACCCGTGGTCGAGGACGAGCCTGATGACGATGCCTACACCTCGCAGATAGAAACGGCAATGTCAATGTTCCAAGAGGCTATTGATTCGTTGGGCACTACCGAGGTAGACGATTATCCACAAGAGGGCAGCGCAAATCCCGTGTCCAGCGGTGGCGTCTACACGGCGCTGCAAGCCAAGCAAGACACCCTTACCGCAGGCGAGGGCATTACTATTGTAGACGGTGTCATTTCGGCTACGGGCGGTGGCTCGTCGGGTGGTACAAGCGGAAGCAAGATCGTGACGTATCGTGATCCCGAGTACGAAACCGAATTCACGGTGACCTTCCCCCAAGAAATGGCAAGTGTGGATGACATTGCTGCGTATCTTTTGTCGCAAGGGCATGAGTACGGAGGCAACACATACGAGGTGAGCCTTGCGTTGTGGAATGGGTCAACGACGGGATCTTCTGCTGGAATTTACGCACAACGTGATAGCAGCACGCCCCTTTTATATCTTTACGTATCAGACTACGGAGAAGATGTTTACCTCAACAATAATTGCTTTAATTTTGGGGACGGTGGTTACAGTGCGGAAATGACAACGTATGCAATGTACATTTCGGACACGTATTGCTTGGTCGATGCGCCCAAAGGTTTGACCTCTGGAGAAGATTTGTATAATTGGCTTCTACACGCAGGCTATACAGATTATGACAGTGGGTTAGACGTAGATGCCGAAGGATATTATGGCATTGTCATGATAGCGGATTCTTCTTATAATGCAATTCGTCTTATGTACACAACGGGCGAGGAGCTGACAAGCTGCCTTGCTAGTGAGGTCATTGACTTTTACGATTACACACAACCTTAAAAGGAGAGAAACGAAATGAAACTTGTAAAACAAACCGAAAACGGAACACTTATCTGGATTGACACGGAAGGCTACCGTGAGCATACGCAGGCAGAGCTTG